CAAGCCATTTTTCAAATGTATCATTATCATCTGACATAAGCAAACCGGCAGCAATCGCTTGCAAATTAATAAAAATAAATCGATAAATTCTCTCTCGTTTTTCGACATCGTCATGATTATTGGAATCATTAGAATCATTAGAATCATGAATGATGTCCAAACATTCATGGTTCTTGGCATCGACAGTTGAATAAAGAGGTACGTTTAAGTTCGATAGTGATTGATGATTGATTGTGTTATTTAAAATAATTCCTATATGGTAATTTTTTTGTGCAATTCTTGATAAGTTGACATGTGCAGCTATATCCTCCAATTCTCTGGCGTTGGCTACAAAAAAAGTAAAATGGTCATTTATAATGTGAATATTTTCTGTCATGGCTATTATTTTTAGTAAACAAATTATAATTGAGTTTAATCCTTGCACAGTGATACAATCCAAGAATATAATATAATAAGCAAACTAAATGTGGGGAACCATGGAATTGCCCACAACATCCAACTAAATATGCTCATAATTATAATATCCATAAATACCAAGAAACAAGATATTCCATTAAATGATTGATATTTATCTGGATCAATAGGTCGTGAGAGTTCTTGATCTTTTTCTCTGAATTTTTCATATAGTTGGTGTGCCTCGAAATCCTCGCACTTGATGTCCAAATAAATTTTCTTTGGAAAAACTTTGAACAAACTCAAGAGAGTATGTGCCTGATGATTTGGCAATTCTGGATCAGCATATCGAATGGTCACATTGCCAATCATATCATAGTTACCATGATATTTTACCAAAGTGAAACCTGTGTTTTTGGGTAACAAAACATTTTCTGTTGGTGACAAATCATGTACTTTTGCATAATTATCGGATCTAATTTTATTGGTCGGATTCATGGTAGTTCCTTCTGGAAAGATCAAAATTGAAGTACCTGTATTTTGTGCTGCCTTTGCCCGTGACTCTAGTAGTTTTTGGGTGACAACACTACTCTTTTCGCGACCAATAAATATCAAACCTATATGTTTACTCAGGGGTCCAAAAATGGGTAAATAACTAATGGATTTTTTGACCACAGCCACAACATCGATACCTTTAGTTAACAATATGGCCTGAATAATGAGTCCATCCACTTTGCTGCGATGATTGGATATCCACAACATTCTGTCACGTTTTATGTTTGTGTTAACATAAATTTTGACCCCAAAAATTCTCATCAAAAATAAATATCCATTAGCATAACAATATTTTATTTTGCGATAAAATCCAACTTCTCTCACGTCTTCCGAATTAGTTCCAGATTCTAATGCCAAGAAAACTTCAATACATTTGAATACTTCAGCCAAAATATTATATACTAATGTATAATAAATGAGATATGCATAATAAAAAAATGCATCAAAAAAAGTCATTTTTGATTAAATTGTGTCAATAATATTGGCATAATTTAATTAAATACCCTAACATAAATTTTATTCAATTTTTTGCCCAAATTTAGCAACGACATGATGAATTAATGGATTGGTTCGTTAATTATTTGTCAGTGAATTATATTGTAAAACTAATTGTTCTAATTTACCCAAATCTGCTCCAATCAATTTATCAAGATATTTTCCTCCTTTGAAGAAACAAAAAGTGGGAAATGATCCTATTTGACAAGCATTCATAATTTGTGCAATTTCTGGTTGTGTATCAACATTTGTAGCATTTAGTTTGCAAAAAGATACTAGTGGATATTTTTCGGCCAGTGCTAGATAACCTGGTGCGATTCTTTTACAGGGGCCACACCAATCTGTGAAGAAATCGATAACCACAAGTCCAGTTTCTACATTACCAAGACATGCTGCAAATTCTGATAAGTTCGTAATATTTTTGACCATTTCTATTGTAATTAGAAATAAATTACTTTTAAATCAAAAAAATCATAATTCATTTCCGAAAAATAATTGATTAATTTTTTTTACAGTATCATAATAATCACTCACACTAATACCATTGACTAATGGATGCGAATAAATGGGAAAATCATTGCCATCAGGATCAGTTCTATCACCAAAGTAATAAATTTTGGTGGGTGGCTCAACATTTTTCAAATAATCAATCACCTGACTTTTATTCCACCGTTTTGGATAAACAGCAATGCCTACGGATCCTCCATAAACAATTTCAAATAAACAATCTCTGTCCAATAATATTAATTCATCCAACAAATTTTTTCTGAGATTCATAGTAGCATCACACTTTAGAAAATATTCCCTCTCATAATTAGTAGCTTGCATACCAGGGGGCGAAATATAGACCAATCCTTTTCTGAAATCAATTTGTTGTCCATGATATATAATAGGCATTTGCGAAATAATATGCAGGGCTTTTTTAATAATTTTGTTAAGTACATTACGATCACAATGTTGTAACATGTTCTTTTCCATGACCAACTGACCATTAACATAAACCACAGCCCCACATTCTGCGAAAATATATTTAAAATATTTGATACTGGTTCCAAGTTGCCATAATATTTTTTGATAATTACCACCACCCACTATACCCAAAACGAAATCATTATTTAGGGATAATTTTCTAATGACTTCAATCATATCTTCACGAATAATATCGCCACTGAGTGTGAGAGTGCCATCGACATCAAATAGTATAACGGTCATTAAACTATATAGATAGTGACATATTATTTCCTTTTGGAACTTGATTTCGAACTTGATTTGGAAGAACCTGATTTGGAGGAACCTGATTTCGAACTTGACTTGGAGGAACCTGATTTCGAACTTGACTTGGAGGAACCTGATTTTGAACTTGATTTGGAGGAACCTGATTTCGAACTTGACTTGGAGGAACCTGATTTTGAACTTGATTTGGAAGAACCTGATTTCGAACTTGATTTGGAGGAACCTGATTTCGAACTTGATTTGGAGGAACCATCCTTTGAACTTGATTTGGAAGAACCATTCTTAGAACCTGATTTTGAACTTGATTTGGAACTGGTTTTCGAACCGCTATTGGAAGTTTTAGCCTTGGCAGCTTCCGCTTTGGCTTTCGCTTCGGCCTTAGCTTGGGCTGCTCGCATGCGTTTTTCATCTTCTTCCAATTGTAAAACAACCGCTCTCTGGGCATTGAAACGTTTCACTAATTTTTCTCGCTTGGCTATTATGTCTTGTATTTTTTTCTTGGCACGTTTTTTATCCGATGGTTTGGCTTTTGGATCTTCATAAATAAGCCTTTGTAAGCGAAGTTGTTTTATTAAAATTTTTGCATCATCATTAATTTTCATTAATTTTAGTCTCTCCTTGTTTGGATCTTTCATTCCTTTGAGTTGGAGTAATGCTGGGTCAATAGCTTCTATACCATAGTATCGGACTTGATTAGTCCGAACACAATGTTCTGGGGGCGCACGAACTTTGTTTTTGGGAACTTGTCCCACACCACAATACATATTCGACATTATATTATGTATATTAGATTATCTTCGAACGATTGATGGATAATTAAGATTTCTTCCATAAATAAATTATACAAGCAAACTAATATAATTTATTTATAACAAATGTTGTGTATCCTATTTACTCATCCTCCTCATCCTCCGTATCTTGAGTTTTGGAGGCTTTCTTAGCAGGTGCCTTTTTACTAGATCCTGATTTCTTTGTGTCTTTCTTGGCAGGTTTAGATGCAGATTTTTTACCTGGTTTAGTATCTGCTGTACCATTTTTCTTCTTGAGTTCTTGCCATTCAGGAGAAATAACTTCTTTGACCAAATCATCAGCAGCCCAATCCTTATATTTGGATTGTTTCTTGAGTTCACTCATTCTCTTTTTCATGAATTTAATCCACTCTGAAGTCTTTTTAGGTTTGTCTCCAGTTTTTCCTTTTTTAGCTGGTTTCTTACCGCCAGCTTTCTTCTTGGGTTTTTCATCTGCTGGTTCATCCTCTTCTGCTTCTTCTGCAGATTCATCATCAGATCCAACAGTGGTGCTACTCTTTTTCGATGATTTTTTGGTATCTTTTGCAGTGGATTTTTTGGATGTCTTCGCTCCCTTTTTGGAAGATTTTTTGGGTGGTTCTGCTTCGTCTTCCTCACCATCAGAAGCTTCTGAAGCCTCAGAAGCTTGATCCTCCTCATTATCGGATTGAACGCTCTTGGCATTTTTTCCTTTGGTATTCTTTCCTTTGGGAGCTGATTCAAGAGTTTCCTCGGCACTAGATTCATTCTCACTACCATCTTGTTCATCATCTTCCATAGCCTTTTTGGATGTTTTGGTGGGTTTCTTTTGAGTTTCCTCCTCGCTCAAAATATCCTCGCTCTCGCTTTCCATATTTTTGGTCTTGGTAGCTTTAGTTTTCTTTGCTGGCATTGGAATATTAACTGATATAATTATTTTTAATATCATTTTATGTCTAGGCATTTAATTTATCAATTTTTTTATTGGATCCGAATTATATTCAGAAGCCCAATGATTAATTTATTAATTGATTATATATCAATATCATGATAGTCTATACCTATAAATTGGATAAATATATTAGGCAAAATATTCTGCCTAAACTTTTATTGAATCCAAATCGTTATTTGGTCAAGGGTAGTTTCCGCCGGAAAATACCATATATTACGGACATAGACATTGTCAATGATGTTTATCCCGAAATTAATGAAAATAATATTTATCAAAAAATTGTGGACCAAATAAACAAAATCAAAAATGATTCAGACGTTATACTGGTTTATGTCACATGTGGATTTGATGAGCGATTTAAAATCAAAACTGGATCCGAAGCAGAACTTGATCGCATGCAAAATTTATTGAATTTCGAAGAGCGCGAAAATTTCATTTTGGTTCGCAAGAAATATACCAATGATTTCGACAAAAAAATATTTTACATTAGCGAAATTATTTGGGATCATTACAAACTTCGATGGCCGCCACAAAATATCTTGGATAATGAAATGACTTTGGCCGGTGGCTTACGTGTCACGTTCACGGACCAGGTGGCCAAAAATTCATCTGTTCTGTTCCAATATTATGTTAGAATTGGTCATTATTATATTGGTATTGACATAGTGACCAATTACAAACCGGTAAACTTGAGTGCTGCTTACCAGGCCGCAGCTGATTACCAATTAAAATTGGCCAACTATGGACAAGAATATTATTACATGTTATTTCCATTCAAACATTATTTCAAATTGGACAAAAAAATTTCATCCGAATTAGAAGATCTTATCGAAAAAAAATTTGGTCTGTTCAAACAACTTATGGTTCGGATTGATACTTATCATACTCTTTACAATACCAAAAATTTGGATATTAGGACAGCTACCGAAATTGTAACCACCATCATCAAAGATATCAAGTATTTGCCAGGATTCAAATCTAATGTTATCGAATCCATTCGGAAAGTCGCTTTGGACAATCCACCAGACGTCAAAATGAATTTATGGAATACTTTATTATATGTACTTTATGATGAGATTAACATGACGGTCAATATGGCTGCCAAGAAATATTTTTTCAAATATTTAAATATATTGCCTCCAGAAATCAGATCCAAGTATCATTTGAATGAATCAATACAATGATTTTTATGATAAACCGTTATATTGCTTTAGCTATTGATATATTGAATCACTTGGATGTATTGTGAATCCATGTTCTATTAAAAATTTAGCCACCGAACATACGCTCTATGTGTGGGCCCAAGACATGATACTGACAAAAGTGGATTTGACGTGGGAATAATGTTTTAATAAAAAATCGGCCATTTCAAATTGGCGATTTTCACAAGTTTTTTCAAATGCTTCGAAACAACAGAAGCGCATGTTGACACCATTATCAATTAACAATTCGACTATGTCTATTTGTCCCTCTTTGCAGGCAGCGATAATAGCCGCACATTCTTGACAATTGACGTTGGTTCCAACATTAATCATTATTTTGGCCAAAGAATAATGACCATTAACACATATTTGTATAAAAAGATTTTCGCAATCTACATATTTTGTGGGATTTGACAACAACAAAAACTTGACCGTGCCAAAGTGATTATTTTTCCAGGCACGCATGATGTTAATTTCATGGTCAAGATGAATATTCATTCCTTGATGCGCCAAAAATTTCAAAAGTATTGTCTGATCCTTTCACATGTCACATGAATCATTTTTGATTCGCACAGACGATATTTCTCATCAATTTCCAATAAATATTGAATCACAGCGATATATCCTTTTTCGCAAGCTTGAATAATGAAAAGTTTATGATAGATATTTGGTTTTCGAATATATTTTTAACTAGCGTCAAATAATTTTTTTCACAAGCATTGATAAAAATAAGAAACAATATATTGTTGTTCTTGTTTTTGGGCAAACATTGTTTCAGTTATTTGTAAATGGGCATGGATTGTATCAAATTTTTGGTGACACAATCAATTTGGATCATGCGCCCAATTGATTTTAGGTTCAGGTAAGTAATTATTAAATATTTTAGTTCCACAATATCAAATAAGTGTGCCATTTTATTAATTATGTTGAATTTCCAAATTCAACATAATTAAATATTGTGCAAATCAATTTTTTATCAAATTATTTTTGTTCAAAAAATAATATGTTTCAAAATTTTCTCCAATTTTAATACCATAATCAACTAAAAATTTCACTATTTCCACATGACATTTTTCACAAGCCCACTTCAAAACATAATGATCGCTGGCATAAATCACGCCACCTTTAGTGGCCAAGTAATTGGCCACATCAGGATGATTATATACACAGGCCGCCCATATGGAAAAATCATATCTGGCATGAACATCAGCTCCATTTTCAACCAAATATTTAACCACCGGCAAATGACCATACTCTGAGGCACATCGCAGACCCCAATCATCATGATCATGCAGGTTGACGCCACTTTCTACCAAAAATTGTACTATTAATAAATGACCATTCCGACAAGCATCAACAAGTGCATAATTCATAACATTCAATATTTTATGCTTATAATTTGTGACAATATTTTTTACCAAATGGATACAATCATATTGGCATGCATTAACGAACATGTCAGAAAGAAATTTATTACTTAGCTCGCTTGGCAAACTCATCATAATTTCCTGATAAATGGGCATAGACTCAACTAAGTTTTTGGTGGATTTGTTCAAACAAATTGTCCGACCAAGTGACTTAATATCTAAGAATTCCATGATTAAATATTTGAGTTCGGCAATATCGAAAATATTGATCATTTATTTGGTTGTATATATTATAACCAAATAAATTAATGGTGAGTTATTATTAATATTAATGTTTGGCAGATAACTGGTGTTTTTTTTCTTGTAAGAATTTCTCGATGGCCATTTTGCGAGTGTCACGAAGATTGATTGATCTTTTCCAAGGTTCAAATTTTATCTTGGTATTGACATTGGCCCCATTTTCTACCAAAAATTTGACTATATCAACGTGACGATATTTGCATGACAATGTTAATGGTTTATCATTACAAACATGAATGTTGGCTCCCTTTTTAACCAAAAATTTAACCACGGATAAACAATTATTTCGACAAGCCTGTATTAGTGTCCGATCATTATCGGCATGAATATTGGCTCCATTCCTTACCAATAATTGCACTGCCCGAAGATGTCCGTATTCACAGGCTGTTATTAAGGGGGCATCATTATTAACATGAATATCAGCTCCATTATCAATTAATAATTGGATTATTTGATAATGCCCATATTCGCAGGCTGTTATCAAAGATTTTTCATCATTTACATGGATATTGGCTCCATTCCTTACCAATAATTGCACGGCCCGAAGATATCCATATTCACAGGCTGTTATCAAAGGTTTTTCATCATTTACATGAATATTGGCTCCATTTTCAATTAATAATTTCAAAACATCTATTTTTTCATTTTTACAAGCATTTATTAACAACAATTCGTTATTTACATGTATATCTGCCCCATTTTCCACTAATAATTTGATTATCTCTAGATGTCCACCACCACACGCCCTAATTAAGGGCATTTCATATCTGGCGTGAATATTGGCACCTTGTTGAATTAAAAATTTCACGATATGTGTTTGACCATGGTAACATGACCAAATGATGGAGGCATCATTGTGCATATGAACATCAAGTCCACAACTGACCAAAAAAGTAACAATATCTAAATGACCAGACTCACACGCTATCGTAAAAATTTCCACACCATATTCATATGCATGAATATTTGCTCCATGTTCTATTAAAAATTTAACAACACTCAGATGACCCCCATCGACACGAAAAATTAATGGCCGCATCACAATTATGATTAACAATGGCACCGTTTGCCATTAAATATTTGATTATTGTCAAATGACCATGTTTGCATGCCTCAACGAAGGCATCATTAATGATACTTTTGACTCGGTCATAATAATTGGTCAAAATATTTTGGAGCAATTTTAGACAATTATTACGACAACTATTTATAAATATTTCCACGTGAAAATTTTTTGTCATACGAAATGGTAAACATGTTATTAGTTCTTGATAAATGGGCATACTTTCCACCAAACGTTTGATTGATTGGTCTATACAAATCATGCGGCCAATTGATTTGATGTCCAAAAAATTAATAATCAAATATTTTAATTCAGTTATGTCAAAAATATTTATCA